ATCTTGATGGTGCTGCACAGACATTCGGTGGAGCACGTACAACACGTGTTCTCGGAATTGATGTACAAGAGGTTCCTTACTACCCAGCAGACTATGTTGATCTAACATTCCCTGCCAACCGTGTATGGGGCTTCCAGCGTGATATCACAGTAAATCGTGAATACAAGCCAAAGAAGGATACAATTGAGTATACTGTCTTTGTACGCTTTGGTATTCAATGGGAAGAGCTTGATGCAGTCGCTTATGCGGATGCAGCAGTTGACCCAACCGCATAGTTTGCAAAAACTATTAAGAAGGAGGGCAGCGAATAACTGCCCTCCTTTTCTAATTAGGAGATAAAATGTCCTACCCAGGAAATCCAACAGTTTCGCATCAGCATAGTGGAGATGGTGCAATAGCAGCTGGAGGCATAGGAACAGTTATAAGTGGACCAAATGGGATAATTACAGAAAGATTTGCAATGGGGTGTATACCTACAGCAAATTTTGGAGAAAATATAATAATGAGTGGAACTCCAGCAGGTATTAAAAAACCACAAACATTTAGAGCAAGCTAATTCTGATATAATAGCAGTGGAGGATTTATGTCAACAACAAAAGAAGTAGTAGAAAAATTTAATAAAATGACACTGCCCCAATTAAAGTCGTATGCTAAAAAAAATAAAATAGACTTGGTTGGAGCAAACACAAAAATAGAAATTTTGGAAGCAATTTTGCCATTTGTTCCAAGAGAAGATGAAAAACCAAAAGTTAAAAAAACAGATGAGCCAAAACAGAAGGTTGCACTTTATTCAAAAGGTAACGTTCATTGGAGTGGAGTGGGAACCCTGGAAAAGGGTTATAATATTGTCACAAAGGAGGAATCCGTTAAGTGGCTTACTCACAAGAATGTCAGAGAGGCGACACCTGAAGAGATAGCCAAGTACTACGGTAAAATCTAATGCAAATACTACGCCTACCGCCATATCCGCTTTCAATATCCTATGATGTTCCAGATCCTGAAACAGATTATATTTTAATTATTCAGGATAGCTCAAGAAATGTGGTAGAGCTAGAACAAAATGTTACATCTACTGCAGGGTCAAAACTTAATTGTGTTTTGCCGTCATTATTTAATACATACGATGAGTCATATTATTTAGCTATATATGAGTCAGAAGACGGTGAGCAAGGAGAAATTGTTGTAGAAGACAATCTTGAAATAATGAGGCCTTACATTGATCCAAATAGTATGGGAACAACTGCTTCAGAAAAATCTGAATACGTATATTTAGAGGGTCTAGCTAGAACAATTATAGATTCTATAGTTCCTGGAGGATTTTATTTTGAAAGAAGCTGGTACGAAACAACTGGAAATAATACGGACTTTATGCCAGTATGGGATCGTACATATAAAATTTTAAAAGCATATGAGAATAATGAATTGGCTTGGGATTCTTCACAAGATCCTTCTGCAATAGGTCAGTGGAATTATTTATTAACTAAGGACAAAACAGCAATTATTAAAGACTGGGTGCAGCAGGAAGATTCATATATACGTCAAGTTGGTAGCCCAAAAGGTGTCCCATTATCAGAGTCAGATTCTTACTATTTATATGATACAGAAGATAGCACAGTAACATTTGCAGTTGCTCCAGGAGTAACTTTTCCTATGGGGTGGAATTATTTATTTTCTTTAGAGACGGGGTATAAAGTAGTGCCATACGATATTAAAGATGCAATATTAATGCTAATAGATGATTTAAAATGTGGAAGACTTGATTATCATAAAAGATCTGTAACTAGATATTCAACTGATCAATATAGAATTGAAATTGATAAATCATCACTTACTGGTACTGGAAATATTCTTGTAGATAAAATATTGGAGAAATATATAACCAACTTTGGTACCCCTGGAGTTTTATAATGAATATTTGTGATACTCCAGATATTATATTTCCAATGAAAGCTGATATTTATTTCCCAATCATTACACAGGGAGATTATGGTCAGCCAAAAAAAGACTGGGTATTTGATAGAACAATAACATGCAATGCCACAAGCGTTGGCGGTGCTGGAGAAGAAGTTGTAAAGCCAGAATCATTTTTGCAGTATAGGGACAAACTAATTGCTAGAACAAAAAATGATCCACGTATATCTACCAATCAATCAACAAATGCAGTAACCAATATTCTTGTTACAAATATTAGAACTCCAGATGACTTAGTTATTTATAAAGAAACTGCTGGAGTTAGAGCAGGAAGAGCGACAATTTATGAAGTTGCAACAGTAGAGCCTTATGTTGGACCATTTGGTAAAATAGAGTTTTATAAGATGCTTTGGCGTAGAGCAGAAAATCAAACGGTAGGTGACTAATGCTAGTTACAGTTAATACCAAACAGTTTAAAAAAACAATGAATAATATTATTGATTATTCTGTTGGTTTTTTAGATGGGGCTCAACAAGGCAAAAAAGCTTTTTTATCTAGGCTTGGCAACGAAGTAATTTTTGCATTAGGACAGTATATTGATGTTAATGCTAGAGCAAACCCCAAAGCACTGCATCACGTTTATGAGTGGTATCAAGTTGGAAGCCCAAATGCAAGACTATTTGACATTAACTACACAGTAAGCAATATCGGACTATCTTTTAATTCTAATTTTAGACAATCAAGATCTATTCCAGCTGATGGAAATGTACCATTTTATAATAAAGCAAAAATAATGGAAGAGGGAACTCCAGTTATAATTAGGCCTAAAAGAAAATCTGCACTTGTTTTTGAAGATGGTGGAAAAACAGTTTTTGTTAAAAGACCAATAACTGTAAGAGAGCCAGGCGGATCTGAAGTTATAGGTTCTTATGAACAAGTATTTGATGAGTTCTTTTTAAGATACTTTAAGCAATCATTTTTAAAATCATCAGGGCTATATAATTATATAAAAAATCCAACTTTGTATAAAAAGAATGTAAAAGCTGGTTCAAAAATGGGTAGGGCAAAAGGTGTATCAACAGGGTTTAAGTGGATAGCTAATGCCAGAATTGGAGTAGAGTAAGATGACATACAATGTAAAAACTACTGGATTTCCACCTAATTTTTTAAATAAATATATTAATGCACAACTATCACAGTTTAATTTATTGGTTACTGGACCAAATGAGTTTGAGCAAGCAGGGCTTGATCCAATGATTCCAGCACAGTTTCCAACTAATATAGAAGACTTATATAATGACGCTCTTGCAATAAGAACAGACGGAAGTCCAATCTTAATTGTTTATGATAGGTTAATAAGATTTAGACCGTCTCCATTTTATCGTAGAAAAAGAGAACAGCTAATATATTTTTTATATTCAACAGATGTTGGAAAACTTATTGATTGTGTAAGAGTAATATCTGATGCCCTTGATCGTGAAGATGCTTCTGCTCAGGATATAAATAACTGGATGCTACAAAATAAAAATGCACTTCCACCATTAAATGTATATTTTCATAATATGAGGGTATACCAGGCAGATGAGAGCAGGGATGTGGCTGAGCTTGCTTCTGCTAGAACTTTATTTGTAAATAAAATGATTATTGAATATGATTATCATACTAAAGACAACATTACCGTCAATGGGGTGGAGTATAATACCCCCTATACTTAAAAATGCTGTTATACTTATAGCGAGGAAACCCGCCAAAATTTCATATATATTCTATTGAAAGTAGAGGTGAATAATATGGCATATACACGTGGTACATCTACCAACATTATCGTTGGTGCCGCCGCTCTCTTTGTTGCAGATTCAACATTGACTTCTGGCGATCTACCTGCGTTTGACGCTAATGAGTCTTATAAGGATACCCTTTCTGACGACAGCGATTTTACAAACGTTGGTTATACCATGAACGGTCTTGAGCTACAGTTCCAACCAGACTTCGGTGAAGTACAGGTTGACCAGCTTCTAGACGTTGCTAAGTTGTACAAGCAGGGTATGCAGGTAAATCTTGCTACCGCTTTTGCTGAGGCTACCCTTGAGAATCTTCTCTTGGCTCTTGCTTACAGCAATGATGAACTAACAGGAACTAAGTCCACTTCTAACGGACAGGTACTTAATCTCTCAGCAGGTGACATTGGAGAATGTCCAGTTGAGCGTGGTATTGTCGC